GGATTACCACCGTATCCACCGGTAACTGCCATTTGATCTTGCAATTGTTTTCCATAACGAACAATGTCATCACATATTCTTGTAGGAACTACAGATTCAAAATACCAATAATAATTTGTTAGGTTCATATATCTTTATGAACTTAATATAACATTTATTAACTAACTGTCAATGTTCCTGAAACTGTAAAGGTTGCAATTTTATCTCCACCAGGGTGTGTAGACGTGCTATTTGTTCCAGGCGATACTGCAAAAGTTATATCACTAGGCGCTCTAACAACTACAATACCTGGTCCACCTGTACCACCATCTGCGTTTCCAGACGGATTAGAACCAGCTCCACCACCTCCACCACCAGTGTTGTTTGTTCCATTTGCTCCAGCAGTATTACTATTTGTACCATTACCACCACCTCCAGCTCCACCTGTTCCTGCTGTTCCTCCATTAAAAATTCCTGCTCCACCACCTCCAGCATATGTTACATCTGAGCCTGTAATTGTATTTGGTGCACCTGCACCTCCATTTCCACTTGCTGGGCCTGATGCACCTGCTGCAGTTGCTCCACCTCCACCACCACCTCTAAATCCTGAAAAACCTGCGGGTGCACCTGTACCACCTGCATTACCTTGAGAAGGACTTACAGGAGGAGTATTACCTGAACCACCTGATGCAGCTCCACCTCCTTGAGCACCACCTCCTGATCCTCCTGGCATTCTTGGAGCTGTTGGATGAGAAGGTTCACCACCTCCTCCACCTCCACCTGTAGAAGTTATTGTTGAAAAAACTGAATCACCTCCTCTAGATCCAAAATCATCAGCACTTGCTGAAGTTGGAGTTCCTGCACCTCCACCACCAACAGTAATTGTATAATCTCCTCCATTTAAAACTAAAGCAGTGCCTTGTAATGGAGATGGTCCATAACCAGAGGACCTATATCCTCCAGCACCTCCGCCACCAGCGTGTCTAAAACCACCACCTCCGCCACCAGCGACTACTAAATAATCTATATTAAATACTTTTTTTGGCCATGTTCCACATTTTAGTGCTTGAAATTGACTTTGTAGTGACCACACACCACTTGCTTTACTTAATTCTTTTACGATAACTATTCCTGAACCACCGGCTGCTCCAGGAACACTTCCTGAACCTGAGTTAGCTGATCCACCAGCACCACCCCCAGTGTTAGTTGTACCTGCTGTTCCAGTTGTTCTGCTTCCACCAGCACCGCCACCGCCAGTACCCCCAGCGCCTCCTGTTCCTGGTCCGCTTGGATTTCCACCACCACCGCCACCACCGCCAGCGTAAACACCACAGTTTGGAGCTCCGGGAAAATCTGGACTTACATCTGTTCCAGCACCTCCAGCACCTCCTACTGAACTTCCAGGAGAATCACCACCGACTGCTCCAGATCCACCACCACCTCCACCACCAGAGTTAGCGCATGTTAAACCTTTTCCACCATTATTTCCTTGAGATGGACTAAAAGGAGGTGTGTTTCCTGTTCCACCATCTGCAGGAGTTGGTGATGGGACAGCTCCTTGTCCTCCACCTGATCCACCATCTAGTCCGGGTGCTGCACTTACAGCTGGGTTAGTAGAAGATTGCCCTCCACCTCCGCCACCTGTTGCAGTAAACATTGTAGTTCCTTCACTTCCACCTGGATTAAAAATTGAATCTGTACCACTACCACCTCTATTTGTACAACCACCAGCTCCAGCGGCTCCAATAGTTACTGAATAAGGTGAATTACCACAAACATTTAATTCTACATTTCTTAAACCACCAGCTCCACCACCACCAGCAGCGGATCCAAAAGTTCCTGGTGCACAAGCTCTTGCTCCACCACCTCCACCAGCTACAACTACTGTCTGAGCTATTCTAGTTCCTGGTTGTGTAGTGAAACTTCCTGTGGATGTTTTAACTGTTTGAGTATTTTTTCCAAACGAAGTCTTATTCGTTTTTCCTATAATACCGCCGTTTGCTGATCCTGAAGGACTAGCCATGATTGAGTCTCCTTACGCGGACACCCAAGTTAGCCCTGATGCGTCCCAATTAAAATTATTTGATGGATCTTCGTGATCCTGTGCAGTCCATTTTAGGCCTGGTTCATCCCAACTTATATTGTAATTCATAATTCTTGCGTCACCTACATTAAAAGAATTAATTCTTTGTCCTGCTAATTCGTGACCTTCTTTATAAACATCATCATCTACATCTTCTTGAGTATATGTTTCTGTAGGGTGATTATAAGTCTCAATAGTTGGATATGTAACTGGGGCTTGCCAATCATCATTACCATCTAGTGACCAAGAAGCATAAGGTTGGGGTAATATAAATTTATCTTTTGTTGAATCATATACATAACCTAAACCTGCATATTGTTTTCTAAAATTATTATTGTAAGAAGTTTGTTTCCAACTTCCACCTTGAAAAAAGTTTGCACACCATGTTTCTCCATCAACATGCATATCATTATTTTCAAGAATTCCTCCATTTGCAGGAATATCATTTCCCACAACAACAACTCTTTCCACTACTTGATGTGTATTTGATGTAAAACCTGTTGGATCTACTTTTGATTTAAGTTCTGCAAAATGTGCCATTTTATGTTCTCCTAAAAATTAATTTATAATTTATATTTAAGTTATTGTCAACGTTCCTGAAACTGTAAATGTTGCTATTTTCTCACCCCCTGGATGAGTTGCTGTTGCATTTGTACCAGGACTTACAGATATACTTGTAGCAGAAGGTGTTCTTACTATAACTACTCCTGATCCCCCTAATCCTCCTTTCTGAGCACAACTTGGATTACCTGGAGAAGCAGAAGCTCCTCCGCCTCCACCACCGCCAGTATTTGCTGTTCCTGAAGTTGCTGGGTATTGAGTATTATGGGATCCACTTGCACCACCACCGCCGCCTGATCCTCCAGCTCCACAACGACCACCACCGCCACCACCAGCAAACGATGTTTGAGAAAAAGGTGTTCCACATGCATTAATTGTATTAGGAGCTCCAGCACCACCTGCTCCACCTGTTGGTCCATGATTACCACCTGCAGCAGTTGCTCCACCTCCACCACCAGCTTCAGATGTAGATGTTCCAGGTTCACCTGTTCCTCCATCATTTCCTTGAGGAGGAGTTACGGGAGGAGTATTACCTGATCCTGGATTTGTGTTTCCTGCAGCTCCACCACCTGATCCTCCATCATTTCCAGGTTGACTACTTCCTTGACCACCACCTCCACCACCAGCTGATGTAATACTTGAAAAAATTGAATTAGTTCCATTTCTGGCACACGATGGGCTTCCTGTAGCTCCACCAGCTCCAACAGTAATTGGATAATCTCCAGGAGTTAATGATAATGCACATCCTCTTAATGGAGAAGGTCCATAACCAGAAGCTCTATATCCTCCAGCTCCACCTCCACCAGCATAAGGTGATCCACCTTGCATTGCTTGTCCTCCACCTCCACCACCACCTACTACTAAATAATCTACACTAAATGGATTAAATCCTGACCAACAACCATTTTTTACAAATTCATATACTGTGTTCATTTGCCAAACACCTGGTGCACTTTTAGGATTACTTATTGCTGGCTCTTTTACAATAACAACACCTGATCCACCATTTCCTGCATTGCTGCATCCTGATCCACCACCGCCACCGCCTGTATTTGCAGTTCCAGCAGGTGCACCAGTTCCACCAGTAGTTCCAGAACCACCGCCACCAGGTCCTGCACTTGATGCAGAATTTTGTCCACCACCGCCACCACCACCGGCTCTTAATGTACAATCTCCCGGCCAAGCATTTGATCCTGCTCCACCATTTCCTACTTGTGAATTTGTTGCTTCTGTTCCTGCACCTCCTGCTCCACCACCGCCACCACCACCTCTATTTAAAGGTCCTGATTCAACTCCTTCTCCATTACCACCATCATTTCCTTGTGATGGACTTGTTGGTGGTGTGTTTCCTGATCCTGCACATTGAGCTGGAGCACCTATACCACCGCCCCCGCCACCAGAACCACCATCGGTTCCAGCTTTACATGGAGAACCTCCACCAGTTCCTCCTGCACCACCACCTGCTGATGTTATTTCTATTGGTGTTCCTGGTGCAAAACTTGAAGCTACTCCTGAAGCTCCTCTGCAAGCTGATGGGTTACCGGCTGCGCCTCCACCACCAACTACAACTGCGTATGGAGAAGATCCACAAACTGAAACTGAAGCACAAAATCTATAACCACCAGCTCCACCTCCACCACCTCTGTCTCTAGTTCCACCGCCACCCCCAGCTACAACTAAAACGTTTACTGAAGTTGTTAAAGCTGCAGTAGTAATCGTACCTGATGATGTTTTTGTGTGCGTAACAGCACATTGATTTTGTGCTGGTGTGATTACTTGTGTAGGTCCAATTACTCCGCCATTTCCTTGCGCCATAATTAAACCTCCTAGTCTATTAGGACTTCATATGATATGAATAAATCTAAGTCAGAAGCGACGCTTGCTCCACCTTTTAATATTTCTCCTTCTAACAAATAGATAGGTGTGTCTGAAATAACAAGTGATGCATCAGCAGGAACTGAAATTGTTTTTGCTAAAAAGAAAGTTCCCGATACGTCAAAGTTTGTAATACCCGTTGGTGTGTAGTTAGCTTTAGTAACAGATAAAGTTACGTCTGCTGCGTTTGTGCCATCAACGTTTGCACAAACAATTCTATTAATTTTCATTATGTAGTTACTTGAAACAGTAACTAAACTTGTAGTAGTTGTGGCTGTTAAATTAAAACCAAGGTTACCACCTTCGATTGTTGCAACTGATACTATATTTGGATTTGCCATAATTTATTCCTTCTGTTTTTTACCCGAAAATCATTGCCATTGCAATAGCTTTTCCTGTTGTTATTCCTGCTGCTGCCCAAGATAAATTTCCTGCAGAATCTGAGACTAAAGCCTGTCCAGAAGCTGTTGCATCAGCATTTGGAAGAGTCCAAGCTAATGAACTTGCTACAGTAGCTGGGGCTTTAAATGCTACATAATGAGAATTATCAGCATCAGCAAATTTTAATGAGTTTTGGTTACTTAGTGTAATTTCAGAAAAATCAGCAAATGGATCAACAACATTTGTTCCATCTGAATAAACTATTTTATGACCTTTATCAGTTGTAGCCCAAGTTGTACCTGTTCCAGTAGCT